GGATTTTGCACAGGTATAGTAGAACAGGCCGAACTTATAGATGGAAGACTTATAAAACCAGGTGATAAGATCATTGGTCTACCTAGTAGTGGACTTCATAGTAATGGGTACACTCTGATCAATGATATGTTATGGAGACATAAGATAGCATGGAGAGATACTCCTGAGTTACTTACTCCTACTACGATCTATGCTTCTACTGTTAAGAAGTTATTAGATGAGGTTCCTGTCCTAGGTATGGCACACATCACAGGTGGTGGACTAGAAGAAAATATATCTAGGGTTATTCCTGAAGGAATGAAAGCAGAGATTGATTGGAGTTCTTGGGAACGTCCTGATATTTTCAATAAGATTCAGACCTTAGGTGAGGTAGAAGAGAGTGAGATGAGAAAGGTATTCAACTGTGGTATTGGATTCTGTATGATAATACCTAGGGATGTTGACTATGGGGTTCAGATAGGAGAAGTTGTATGAAGACACTTTATCTGGGACCAAAGTATGATCTGTCACATATTGAAGGTGATACATGTACCTTCATGGATGTTGCCAAGATCATTGAGGAACGTAACACTGTAGCAATATTTCAAGGTAGATCTGAGGCAGGACCAAGAGCATTGGGTAACAGGTCTATACTATATGATCCAACAGATCCTAATGGAAAAGATAAAGTCAATACAATAAAGAAAAGAGAATCATTCAGACCATTTGCAGGTAGCATACTACTACCATTCGTACATGATTGGTTTCACATGGCAGGTCTTGATGAGTCACCCTTCATGATGTATGCTGTTGATGTTAGACCAGAGAAAGCAGATAAGATACCAGCAATATTACATGTAGATAATACTTGTAGGATACAGACTGTTAGTTTCGAACAAAACTCTAACTACTATCGTTTGATTGATGCATTCCACCAGTGGACAGACATACCTATGGTATTCAACACTTCATTCAACCTATCAGGTGAACCATTAGTAGAGACACCAGAGGATGCGATCAGAACCTATGAGGGTAGTGGCATCGACTACTTATATTTTCCTGAAGTTCAAAAACTGAGGGCAAAATGAACTTTTTGTTTCATAAATTCGGGAAAAAAAACTCAGCAAATTTTTTCGCTGTAGGGTTGAACCTATCAAACAATGGTTCTATCTGTATCATGAAGGGTGGTGAGATAGAATTCTACTTAGAGGCTGAAAGAATCAGCAGAAAGAAGTATGATACAGTTACTAGGAATCTTTTAGAATATATTGATGGTACTCCAGATGTTATTGCTATAGCCGATTGTCATTGGGATCAAGGAACAAAGACTGTACTGTCATCACGAGATATTGCTGCTGTAAGGAGAGTATTTCCTAAGGTTAAGGTGGTAGACTTTCGTGGGTGTCATCATAAGTTACATGCTGCTGCTGGTTGGTACAACTCAGGGTTTGATGAGGCAGTTGCTATTGTAGTAGATGCTAATGGATCTAAGACACCTGAAGGTATAGAGATTGAAACTGTATATCATTTACCATCATGGGAAGTACTCCATAAGAAATACTTTGCTCAAGAAGACACAGGTATTGGTAAGATGTTTGAACAGACATGTGTCAATTATAATTTCAAACCTGAGGATGCTGGTAAGATTATGGGTCTTGCTGCTACTGATACACATGGTGAAGCAAAGTATGTTCAAGGATTATGGGAGCATAGAGCATTAGACCTAGCACAATATGCTGATGGTAAAGATATTATACTTACAGGTGGGTGCTTCCTAAATTGTAAGGTAAACTATCTACTACGTAAAGAACTAGATCAACAGATCTATGCTGAACCTGTTGCACATGATGGTGGAACTGCTATAGGAGCTGCTTACCTTGCCTACACTGGACATACTGGATGTTAGTGCAACGATAGGTTGTAACCTATCTTGCAAAGGATGTAATCATTTTAGTAACTACTTCGCATCAGGTAGTAGGTTGGATACTGATGCTCTTATTGATGACATCAAAACTATACTACCACGTATAGATATTGGTAGGGTTTCTATCATAGGTGGTGAACCCTTACTCAATCCTAGGTGTGAGGAAATAGTCAATGCATGTAGGTCATACACTAATAATTCTGTCTATCTCTACACTAATGCTTTACTTCTCTTGGAGAATGAATCGTGGATCAAGGACGCTTTAGAGGATCCTAAAGTATATCTTAGAGTCAGTGTTCATCTACCAGAAGTTGTAGATATTATAAAGAAGTTCAATCATCCTAAGGTATTGGTGACCGAACATCATACTGGACAGGATAGATGGTTCAATTCTGTAAAGAAACGAGACGGTAAAGTATATCCATACAATCAGAATAGAATTGCTAAGAGTTTTCAGGTGTGCTCGTGTCCTAATGCTCAGTTATATAATGGTAGACTATGGAAGTGTCCTAACACTGCCTTTCTAAGGGAGTTGTTGTCAGTTACAGAGCAGAGTGATGATCCTGAGTGGCAGGAGTATATTATTGATGGAGTATCTGTTGATTGTACTGATGAAGAGTTGACAAAGTTCTGCTATAATAGTAAGATACCTGAGAAAGTATGTAACATGTGTACTGCTAAACCATTACACTTTAGTGCTGCTATTCAGGAGAATGGTAAAAGAAAAGTTATCATTACCAAATAAATACAACACAACAGTGAGTACTTATGCCAACTTATCCTATAAAAAATAATCAAACTGGTGAGGAGAAAGAACTCATCATGTCTATGAAAGAGTATGATCAGTGGAGAAAAGATAATCCAGAGTGGGACAAGGACTGGTCCAAAGGATCAGGTGGAGTAGTTAGTGCAGTGGGGGATGTCTACAGTAGAACTGATGGTGGATGGAATGAAGTTCTATCTAGAGTATCAGAGATGCCAGGATCCAAAGTAAAACCACAAAAAACTACTCACTTCTAAGTATGCCAGCACGTAAAAAGAAGATGGCTACTGGCGTTGGTGCTGGTATGACGGCTAAGCAGATGAAGAGAAAGAAACCCTACAACGCAGACATGATGGTTCCAGTGGAACCTATCACTGACAATCAGAAGAAAGCATTCGCTGCATATGAGAATGAGAAGAACTTGTTCTTGTATGGTTGTGCTGGTACAGGTAAGACATTCATTACACTATACCTAGCACTCAAGGAGGTACTGAACCCCTTGACATCATACAGTAAGGTTGTCTTAGTAAGATCACTTGTATCTACAAGAGAGATTGGTTTCTTACCTGGTGATCATGAAGATAAGTCTTTGCTTTATCAGATTCCTTACAAGAATATGGTGAAGTATATGTTTGAGTTACCCACAGACAGTGAGTTTGAAATGTTGTGGGGTAACTTGAAGACTCAGGAGTCTGTTAGTTTCTGGTCTACATCTTTCATCCGTGGTACTACATTAGATGATTCAATTATTATTGTTGATGAGTCACAAAACTTGAACTTTCATGAGTTAGATAGTATAATGACAAGGTGTGGTGAAAACACCAAGATTATATTCTGTGGTGACGTAGCACAAACTGACCTTGTAAAGACTAACGAACGTAATGGTATCTTGGATTTCCAAAAGATCATTCAACGTATGCCTGAGTTCGAGAGCATTGAGTTCAACATCAATGATATTGTAAGGTCAGGTCTTGTTAAGAGTTATCTTATCTGTAAAATTGAAGCTGGTATGTGATGTTTACTCATGTGGAATGTGATCTCCCTGCTCTGAGTAGGGAGACTAAGAATGGTGTCCGACTTTATGATGTTGATGGACAGAAGTTAGTTTCAATTACTTCAGTCACTTCACACTTCAACAAAGAAATCTTTAAGAAGTGGAGACAAAGAGTAGGTGATGAAGAAGCAGATAGGGTCACTAAAAGATCTACTACTCGTGGTACTAAAGTACACACACTAATAGAGAATCATCTATTGAACAAGGAGGTAGACCCTGATACACCTGGTTCTAAGATGTTGTTTCAACAGGCTAAGAAATCTTTAGAAAATATAAATAATATATACGCTCTTGAGAAGAGCCTTTATTCTACCGAGTTGGGTGTTGCAGGTACGGTAGATTGTATCGCAGAATATGACGGTGAGTTATCAATAATTGATTTCAAAACTGCAGCAAAACCTAAACCAAGAGATTGGATCGAGAACTATTTTGTTCAGGCAGCAGCCTATGCATGTATGTTCTACGAGAGAACTGGTATTCCCGTTAAGAAACTTGTCATACTTATGACATGTGAGAACGGAGAGGTGACAGTTTACCAAGAGTATGATAAAATGAAGTACATGAGATTACTAATCAAGTACATCGAAAAATTCGTAGAGGACAAACTAAATGGCAACCAAAGCTGAGATGAGGGCATCAATAAAGCACAAGTTTTTGTGCCAAGATAAGTTCTCTAATGACATTGAACTCTTAGTGAAAGAGAACAATGGTATGAATTATATTGAAGCAATTTGTCATTACTGTGAGCAGAATAGTATAGAGATTGAAAGTGTCACTAAGTTGATTACTAAACCTATGAAGGAGAAGTTGAAGTGTAATGCAACTAACCTAAATTATTTGAAGAGAACATCGAGGGCTAAGTTCCTTGCTATCTAATGTTACTGTGGAAAGAACAGAAGATTGCGTCTGCATTTATACATGAGGGACTAGATGATCTAGTATCTAAAGTAAAATATATTAGAGCACTCAAGGGGTTCTGGATTGATAACTTCAAGAGTGTATCAGAGAAAGAGATTGAAGACCTACAGAAGGAGAGACCTACCACTAGAATACTGTGTCTTCATACAATGAATGGATGCAACCTATCATGTAAGGGTTGTAATCATAACAGTAGTTTGTTGTCTGCAAAGAGTGTCGTTGATATAGATGAACTGTTAGAGGATGTAAGAAGAATATTGCCACAGATATATGTGTGGAGTCATGTTAGTATCATTGGTGGAGAACCATTACTAGAACCACGTACTCAGGAGGTAACGAAGGAGGTGCGAGAGTTGGTAGCATCTACTGGACAACCATGCTATGTAAAACTGTTCAGCAATGGTTCACGTTTGATGCAGTGTAAGGACTGGATCATAGATGAGATGGAGCAGGGTGTTATCTTTAGACTGACCTTTCATCGTACATGGTACAGTAAGATAGGTAGAAAGGAATGGGAGAATGCATATGAATTTATCAAGGAGTGTGAGGATAGAGGAGTAATAGATAAACTCGAACTCACTGAAGCAGCAAGGTATCCTAATGGTGATCGTCGTGAGTGGTTTGATTTGTTTAGGTATGAGATCACAAAAGATAGGGTGACATACTATCCGTGGGAGGATGGTAAACCTGAAGAGAGTTTCAAGATATGTTCTTGTCCTAATGCTCAGTTGTATAAGGGTAAGTTGTGGAAGTGTAGTATGATAGCATACCTATACGAATCACTAGCAGTAACAGATCAACTGGACGATGAGTGTTGGCAAAAGTATCTGGAGTACAAACCACCAGAAGATATAAGACAAGCACTAGAGGAAGTAGATAAACCACATGACATCTGTAACATGTGTCCTGCTAATCCTAAGTGGTATCATGCTAACAAGCAGTTGGATCCTGCCTTGAAGAGGACAGTATGACTGAGAGGAAACGTGATAAGAAACATGTATGGTCATCAAGGAGACAGTTCAAGAAGTATTATCATGAGAACTTTCAACCTAAACCTACAGTAACGTTTGACAAACCAACCTTCAGGATGCTTAGTGTACACTCACATAATGGGTGTAACATGGCATGTAGAGGATGCAACCACCACAGTGGTGTACTAGCACCAGGTAGTTCATTACCTATTGATTCTTTACTAAGAGACCTAGAGATATTATTACCTAGGATACATGTGTGGAGTCATGTTAGTGTGCTAGGAGGTGAGGCACTGATAGAACCAAGGACTAAAGAAGTACTCAAGTTGATCAGAGATATGTGTAGTGGTGTGTACGTAAAGATATTCTCTAATGGTTTACTGATACCAGAGAATACTGACTGGATCCTTGAGCACATGAAGGAGGGTGGTATCTTTCGTATCAGTTTACACATACCACCTACTGATGAGAGGATAGGTCGTACTAATAAGATGGGTGATATAACATACAAGAACGTATGGGATTTTATTGAGGTAGCAGAGAAGGAGGGAGTTGATATGAAATTGTTAGAAATTTCTGAGAATTGGGATGACTTGTGGTTTGATCTGCTAAAATGGAAGGACAATAAGTTCTATCCTCATGAGGATGGTGACATTGAACAGTCCTTTGAGTATTGCACTGCACCTAATGTTCAGGTATACTTAGGGAAACTATGGAAGTGTCCTAGTATTGCATACCTACACGAGACTCTATCCTCAACAGGACAGGTCTATGATGAGGTATGGCAGAAGTATCTGAAGTATCATCCTACTCCTGTTGATGCACCGATAGAAGATCTGTATGCTATGGCAGAGGAGGTACTCAACCCACATCAGATCTGTAACAAGTGTCCATCCAATCCTAAATGGTATAGAGCAAACAAACAATTGAAAGGAGCAAAGAAAGTTGTCACCGTTTGACACCTACAAACAGTACCTAGCGTACAAGAATCATTTTACTAAAGAGAAGTACGACTACCATAAGTATGGTGGTAGGTCTAAGGCAAAGGTAGAATCATTCTATAAGAGAAGGGATCGATACTTCTTTGAGAAGATGTCGAGGAAGTATAATGATGAGCAGGTAAAGAATTTCTTTCTTGCTAATTTTGTGGCAACAGATAATCCTCAAGGTGTATGGATAGGAAATATTATCAAGACAGGTGAGGTAGTATACAAGGAGTGGATGAGTAGACAGCAGAGTTTATTCTATAACTTCAAGCAGGGTTCAGAAGATATGATGGACTTGTATGATTATGAAGAGTTCTTTGATGCATCTAAAGGTCATCCACCTGTACTCAAGGAACATCTTGGAGGTAAGATAAGTGTAGAAGAGATGTGTATCTATGAGAAGGTGTTCTCTTTCTGTAAGGACTATGATAAACAGTTAGATGATCCTGTCTGGAAGGTAGTAGGTCTAAAGATTAGGAAGTACCTACCTTTCTTAGATATAGATAGAGATAAGTATAGAAATCATTTACTAAAGAGGGTAAAGGAAAGATATGGGTAAGTTCTTTGAGTCTGAAACAGTTCGCTTGGAGATGGAGGACATCTATGAACTTCAGAAGGAATTGTATCAGGTTATAGCAAAGTTTCCACGGATGAGTGATGAAGCAAAGTGGATTCATATTGAGACTGTCAAGGAATTGTTAGAGAAACAGCAGGTAATGTGGACTAGAGTTACATTGTCTGATGATCCAGAAGCAGTTAGAATGAAGGAAAATATACGTAATGGTTCTAAA